GGTTTTTCCGAACTGTTCTCGGTCTTGCGGTCTGCTCTTACGATATGGTGATAATACATATGCAGACATTTCGGTGTTATATACGCATTGTCCTTTCCGCAATATTTCTCGCACCAATCGTGAGTAAGCTCCTTATCTGCCATTTCATCGCATACCCAATCGGAGTTCATTTCTATCAGCATCTTTTCAAGCCACATTTTGTAATCATCTTCGTATGGCATCACTCGCCCTCTCTTTCCGTCTGCTTCGCTATCCAATGCTCATAATCGTTAGGGCAATCCCAAAAGCAATCGAGCCAATCAACATGGAAGTCAACCATCTTCGCAACAGCCTTGCGCTCCTTGCACTTGTTGCAGATTGCCATATGCTCTTTTCTGACTTCTTCGGGTATCATCACTCACTCTCGCTTGCCATATTCACTCGCCCTCTCTCCTCTCATATCCGCACCGCAGTTAGGGCAGTATGGTGTTTTTATCCAAGTTGTTTTCCCGTAGTAAGATTGAAATTCTTTGAGATGTGTACCTTTACAAACAGAGCATTGTTCAAAATCGCCCATATCTATCCACTCCCCACGCTTCTGCTCTATATCTATGCTCGGTGCGTCACGCAGTAATGTTCTTGTGTTCTGTACCACATCTATGGTCACTGGGTCTGCGTCCTTAACTCTGCTTTCCCACCTATCAAAGAAGTCCTCGCAGTATTCTGCATCTATGTATCTACTCATCTACGATCACGCTCCCTATCTTCCAGACCTTCTCATCCTCATCGAAGTATTTGATCTGCTTGGTTTCTATGCTCGGAGCGAGGTCGATATCTTCCTCTGTCACTCCCATAACCACAAAACCGTAAGCGGGAGAAACATCATAAATATTCATCGCATCTGCATCTATCAGTTTCACTTCTTTCTCCTCCACTTATCACATACGGAATATTTCTGTCTCCAGTCAGCTGCATCAATGACGTGGCCTTCGATGCACTTGTACCTCTTTGAGTCTAAAAAGTATCTGTAGCATCCGCAGTTATAGCAGGTGTGCTTCTCCTGCGACAGATCCGCGTCTCTTGTGATGTAACCGTCAGCTTCTATTTCGTGTCTCAAGGTAACCTCCAGTCCGTAATTAAATCCGCTATTGTCATTTGTGCCCGGTTCCGCTCGAGCCGTTCCTGCCCGAGTTTGTAATAGTCCGCGTCGATCTCGAAGCCGACATACTGAAACCCGAAGTCCTCACAGGCTATCAGCGATGATGCTGAGCCGACGTGTGTATCGAGTATCTTGTCGCCCTGCTTTGCGTAGTTGTCTAAAATCCACTTGTAAAGCTCCACCGGCTTTTGTGTCGGATGAAAGCGTCCATTTTGACCGACCGCGCTTATCTCGAACCACTTCGCGTTATCGTTGAACGAAGTCCACGCATATTCGCACATCGCCATCGAGAACTTCTCAGGCACATTTGTTTTACGCCATATCAGAAAACAGCGGTTTGCTGGCAATTCGAAGTAGTTGCCCCCCCCCATATAATCTGATTCCGTGAGACGCGGAAAAGTTCTTCGAAGTATTCTTTTCCCGGCGCGACGTCCCACGCTATGATTTTTTTCCGAACTTCGCCGCCCAAGTTCCACCAGTCCGGCTGACGCTGGCCTTTGCGGAGTCCGTTCGTGATGTGTCTGTTCTTTCGGTACCCCCCCACTTGAGTTAGGGATACCTCCCGTCGGGGATGGTGTACTGTTTCCCGTGAAAGCCGGTGCGCGGTATCTGTCGAACCGCTGTCCGAATCTCTCCGCTCCGCTCCAAGTACCCCCCCATCACCATACGGCGGGTCCACTATAGCAAGGTCGAAATAGTTATCAGGAAACTCTTTCATACCTTGCATACAGTCCATGTTGTAATAACCAAAATCGAGCATTGTGCCTCCTTTAAAATACGGGCGAGAGTTTTGCCTGTTTATCCTCCGGCCGGAGCGTCCTTATTAAGTTGAGTATTCTTTTATGGCTTTATTAGGAATAACTCTCTCCCGCCCGATATTAGCTATAGTTCCGTATTAACCTTTCCTGCCATCTTCAGCGATGCTGCCATCTGTCTGTCTGCATACCCGATAGCGACAATGGTGTCCTGCTTCGGCGTGTGCGGTTCAGGTGTACGCCTCTGCCTCATGTAGTCACGCTTCCGTGCCCGGTAAGCACCCTCATGCAGCTTCTTTATTGCGTACAGTCTTTTGCGCTCCCTTACGCACTCTACCGAAGCGCAGGTCCTTTGGTCGCATCGTCTCGGGACATACATCCTGCCACAGATCTCGCACGCTCTTGGTTCATGTTTACTGCTCATTATTTGTTCCTCTTATTAGCCCGGCTTATCCTATACAACTTGTGCTGGCGATGCCTGTCGCTCAGGTTGGCTTCTCGCTGGCTGTTCTTGTAGCAGTCCCAGCAGAGCCACATCATTTTGCGTCCCGTGTTGAACGGGAACATCCAGTATTCCTCAGCTTCAAGTCCGCAGATCTCACACGTTCGCTTCATCGAGCCGCCTCCCATACATCAGCAAGCTTTACAGTTTTCTTGTTCTCGATGCGTTCCTTTATCTCCGGCAGTGCCGCCTGGAACCGCTTCCTTGCCATTTCTCTGCTGCTTGCTATCTCAGGCCATATGCTTCTGAGTCCTTCGATGTCCTCAACATATTCCTGAATCTCATCGGGTAACTGTTTGAAGTCATACTGCGTATATGACGTTGTGCTGACTACTGTTTCCGCGTGGCAGTATATCTTTCTCTGATATTCATCACTCCATCTGAATCCTCCGGGATCTACGATGGATATACGCTCCTTATCGTTAGCAAGCATATCTGCTACGTTGACCAGTGTCGCAAACAGTTTATCGATCTCGGTGTAAGCCTTGCTGCTTCCGGTCGTTCTGACTATTGCGCCCAGCTCCTTGATGATGTCGCCCGGAAGAGGAATGAAAGCATTCCCCTTCCGTACATAAGCATTCACCGCTCTTTCTACATCGTCATAGCTGTCGGATCTGAACGTCTCCTCCCATGTATCGACCATCGAAGTGCGCTCTCCGGCATCCATCCGCCTTGCTTGAGTGATATACAGTCTAAAGACCTTCTCCAGTATTTTGATCGTGTCTTCTCTTGTCATACCTTCTCCTAATAAATGTCCTTGAAGAAAATGTAATTTTCGCGGGCGAGGGGCTCTTCCTTCTCCCCCCTTCTTAAATATTCTTTACTTTCTTCAGTTGTTGTTACTCGTTTGTTAGTCGTTTGTTGCTCGTTTGTTAAGTTGCTTGTTGATTCGTTTGTTGCTTCAAAGTTTCCGGCTTGATATTTCCCGTAATTTACAACGGTTATAAGCCTTCCTTCGTTTGTTACTTCGTCTGTTATTTCGCCTGTTGAAATCAGCTTGCTCAATGCAGTACGTGTCTGCTGCATCGTGAGCCCTGACCTTTGAGACAGTGTCTGCAGGCTTGTCCAGAGCGAGCCTCGCTTGATGGTCCTGCCGTGCCACTTTTTCTCTTTCCAGTTAGCAAGGAGCAGGATCGTCATGAAGAGGCGGAAAGTGTTGATGTCGTCCCACCATTCCCAGTCAAGGATCGACCTGTGCAACTTTATGTGTCCGTTCATTCTCCTTCTCCCATGCCCCGTACAGTTCTATCCAATCAGAGAAGCGCATCGTGACCTTCCATTCTGCGTAGTTCTTCCGGTGCATCACGATCGGAATCTCGTTCTCCCTTGCATCCCTTATGGACTGTGACAAGGCATCGTCTATATTCAGTTTTTCTACTCGCTTGATCTCGAGATGTATTCCCGGGAGGCCAACAACATCGGCATCGCCGTTGATGCCACTGAATTGCTGACCTCGCCTTGCATCGTATCCGTATTCCTTGAGCAGATGCGCGACTTCCAATTCACCGCGCTTTCCTTTTGTCCTGCTATTCATGTAACGCCTTCTTAAAAGCTCTATACATAGCTTCTTCAATCCTGCTGATGGTTTCTGTGCTTAATATCAATGCGGCTTCTTTAGGCTTGCCCTTGTCTTCCTTTGAATCATCAAGCGTTGGTGCAATATCTTCGGGCGTAATGTTGTAAAGCACCTGCAACATTTTCATGCCCGGCGGAGATATATACCCTTCATATTTGACTGTGCTAATATAATCACGGCAATATCCCATTTCTTTTGAAACAGCCGCACCGTTCAATCCTCTTTTGCGGATTTCACTGTCTAACTTTTTCTTATCAACAGGGATTTTCTCTTTCTTTGCCATACTCGCACCTCCTTTAGAACGGCAGATCCTCTTCCAATGCCTGGAACGAATCCGTCTCTGTGAGTATTGGCTCCGGCAGCGGCTTGTCCTCAGGAACCTTGAACGTACCATCTTCGATGGTCTTGACGCTCCTGAAGCCGTAAGGCGTAGTGCGCCATTTCCTCTCGTTGTGGTATTCAGTCTCCTCTCTTCTGAAGACGATACCGAGCAGAGCACCTTTGAGTCCGTTCGTATCAAATGCGCCATTCTTCCATACCTCAGTACCGGAGTCTTCCAGAGCGGTGCAGAATGACTTGAAGTCTCTGTTGGTCTTTCCTTCGTTGTTGTAAAGCAGAATCCACTTCGTTCCGGTGAAGGGCCAATTTACGCTCTGCGGATCGTCAGAATTGTCTTTCCAGGCGTTATACATATCCTTGAAGTAGCCGTTGAATGCTCCGGCAGTGATGTCAAAGTACACTTTGAGCATCGGCTTTCCGGTCTTGCTTTCGGTCTCCTCGGCCTTGAGGACCTCGCAGATATATCCACCAGCAGGCAGGATCTTCGGCTCGCCTACTTTCACGCTGTCATAATCTTTAGGTTTCTTGAATGCCATCTTTCACTTCCTCCTATATTCCGTAATATTCTCTGATTGATGTGTCGACCGCCTTGAGGTCGTTCGGGATCTCCAGAGGGAACATATCCTCAGGAGTCTTTGCTGTGCTCTGTCCGTTAGACTGAGTAAAGAACTTATGGTCCTGGCAGTAGATGACGATGTCGAAGCAGCCTTCTACCGTCAGCTTCTCATCAAGCATCTTGCCTATCGTCTTGACCTTCTCGCGTCCGTCAGAGTCCTGCTCCGAGTGATGCAGGAAGTAGACGATCTTGTCATCCTCCTCAAGTTCATTAATGAAATGAATGAGGTCTCTGAACTTCTGTGCCATGCTCGTAAATTTGTCATATCCCTTCTCATATGTTCTGTCGAAGAGTTCATTGACGAGCAGATACTGGCTATCGTCTATCACGATGGACTTCGTCTTTGCGTTCTTTACGGCTCTCATGATCCATGAGTATTTGGCTGCATTCAGCTGAGCCGCGTCCCTTGCCTCACCGCCTGTCGGGTCCTTCGGGACCTTTGCGACCTTTATGTCTGAACGGAATGGGAGCCTGCCCTTCTCGACCGAGATGACTCCGACTTCATCCGCTTTGAAGCTCTTCAGGCTATATGTCTTGCCCGATCCGCTTCTTCCTATAATCAATACTGGTATTGCCATTTTTATTGGTACCTCCTGTTGTATACTTCTTCCATCTTGCGCACCTTGCGCAGGATCACTCTTGCTCTGTGTCTCTCGCTGGCAAAATAGACCTCTGCCTCGACCGAGTCATCGTCTCCCGGTCTGTAATAGCCTGTTGATCCGGCTATGATGCAGTCACCTGTCTGATTTGCGTCTGATATGAGTCTGCGGAGCTGTCTGTCTATTGCTCTGTCCTTCGGACGCTTTACGGCTCTTGCCATTCCGGTGCCTATCTTGTCGAAGAGTCTTTCCGCTTCACTTTTTTCTTCCGGTGTGGTACCATAATCTTGTTGAGGGATTGGCGCACCGGAAGGTGTGTCTTTCTTTTTATACTGGTTCTCTGAAGAGCTCGTGTTCGTCTTCGTCATAGTAGACATACTCATCTCCTTGTCTTTCGTAATATGCGACCCTGCTGTCGTCTTCCTGGCTGTCGGGGTCGTATGCGTCCTCCTCGATGTCTATCGCCTCGCCGCAGTGCGGACAGTTCGCAAACGTGCCATAATGTCTGTCGCCGAACATTGAGCCGACTCCATAAAGCTCCTCGAAACATACCGTTTCGTACTCCGGCTCATCGAATACCTTCCCGCATTCAGGGCACTTATACATAGCGTGTCACCAGCTTCACGATCTTCGCCTCGAGCTGGGCAATGTGCTCGTCCTTCTCTGCGAGTCTGTCCTGCGCTGCCGCCTCGATCTCGCTCATCCACTTGTTGTACTTGGAGACCTCTGCCTTCAGCTTGCCGTTCGTCTCGTTGGCAAAGGCCAGTCTCTTCTCAAGTTCCTTGATGCGGTTCTGCAGGTGTTCCTCACTGCTTGTCACCATCTTCATGTCGTGCTTTCCCATTTCATCCTCCTATGCTGTCATAATCGTGGTCATTACCATGAATCCGAACGCTGCCCATGCAGCGGCTGTTACTGCCCATGCGATAATCATCTTACTCATCTCTATGCCTCCTCGTTTGTCGCCGCTTCTTCGATTGGCTCGAATGCGATCGTGACCTCTTTGACGCCGCCCTCGAACAGCGTCTCCATCGCTCTCTCTGCGTCCTCGAGTGTTGTGAATGTGAGTACCACCGAATAGCTGACCTTTACCTTATACATTGTTGTCTCCTTTCTATGCGTTCGCATACTCCCTGATCTTCTTGATAACATCGTCCTGCTCGCGTCTTGACCATTCGACCTCGTTCAGGAGCCTTGTGATTGTCGGCGGGTCCTTGTCGAGGATCTCGCTCAGCTTGGACTGATTCACTCCGGCTTTCGCCATCTCAACGCGGACTCTTTCGTTCTTCAGCATCTTTACCTCCTTTCCTCATTTTCCCAATAGGCAGCGCAGACTCTCTTGTTCAGATTGACGCTGACCATGCCGTATTTCATGCACTTGCCCCACTTGACTCTTGCGTCCTTGTTTCCGTAGATGTCGACAACTCTGTCGCAGTAAGGACAGTCTTTGCAGTGAAGGCATTCTCCTTCGAGTTCGTGCTCTTCAACAATGTCCTCCGGTTCTTCAACGAGCTTGTTGTAAGTGATCCAGAATATGTCCCCTTCCCTTTCCCATGCAGGATTGACGTTGGCAAGCTGCTCCATGCGTCTGTTAAACAGCATCACGGTTTCCTGCCTGGTCCTTCCTTCGATACATTCGACCTGTGGTATTGTTGTGCTTTTCATCTTTCGCCTCCGATATAAATAAAAAAGGGAGCCCCACTTTTGTGTGGAACTCCCTTAAATTTATACTCAACTATTCCGATTTTGATTTTATGCCAAAAAGTTATGATTTTAGGAATAGTTCCACAATGCAATTATAGCACTTTCCCACGATATTGCAATACCCTTGCCAAACATTTACAAACATTTATTTTTCCCTATTTACATATGCGGTATAATGGTCCTGGAGGTGATCAAATGTTATTTTTCAAGAAGAAACCGAAGCCGGCAGCGTCTTATACTTATACTCAGGCTGAAGACTATAAAGGTTTTAAGAGACTGAAGCTGTCGTCCTACGGACACGAACCTGCTGAGGCCGGTATACGCGCCCTGTCTGACACAGATCTGACCGGAGCAAAGATAAAGATAGATATATTTGAGGATGACTACCCTCGCGCAGTATTTTCGGTCGGTAAACACGAAGTCGGCACCATCTGGAAGCGCAGTTTTGATAAATATACGGCCTTAAAGAACGGTAAGATCAGTGCTATCCGCCTCGAGATTCGGGACGGAGAATCCTATCTGTTTTACAAGGTATAACTTGTTGACCGAGCATAAAAAAGTCGCTTAAATCGAAAATAAATCGGTCGTTTTTCGGCCCAAAAACGCAAAGAAGCCCGGAGGAACTTCCCCCGGGTTTTGCTTTGCGTGTATATGATAAGAAAGGAGGTGAAAGAGTGCCGCTCACCCCTGAGCGACCTAAGCTATTCGCTCTTGAACCAATCCGGCTCCAGTTTGTGCTCATCGCACCATGACTTAAAGATGCTTGTCATATACCAGTTGCCTCCAAGTCCTTCCGGAGGCTTCACGAAGTACCGCTCACCAAGCGTCAGGATCTCGGTCTGCTCGTCTGGCTTCAGCAGGATAAGCAGCAGAAGCTGTGTCCTGAGTCCGTCCTTCTCGAGTTTCTTGAGGCTTTTTCTGATGCCCTGCTTGTCATCGTTTCTTGTGATGAGGAACTGCAGAAACGCAAGGACCCCGCCTGAAGTCATAGCGGATATCACCGCAACTATTATTGTGTCTCGCATATCTACTTACCTCACTTTGCTCTGTAAACTACCACGCTCTGCTTCCCGCTCTTGCTGAGCCTCGATTTGAGCGTGTTTGTGACTTTCGGGAACCATCCGTTAAGCGATGCCTCGAGGACCTTGCCATCATAAGCCATAGCCCAATGTGGATTTCCGTTCTTCCAGTTGATAGAGATGATGTCACCGTCCTTGATGGTCTTATATGTGACCTTCACTCTCTTGAATTTATCCGACTTGTCGAAGTAGCTTCTGCCCAAGCCTCTCGGTGCGTTCTTGCCCACTCCCGCTGCCCTGATGCAGGTAGCAACGAAGACATCGCACGAAGCCCCTACCCTTGCAGATTTGTGCCATTTGCGTGGCTTGCCGAAGTATTTATCGAGTGCCTCTGCATAGGCTTTTTTCGGCTCACCGCCCGGATATTTTGCCTTGCTTGTGTTGCTATGGTATGCAAACTTCCATCCGCAGTCAGCTATCTTCTGCCTGTTGCTCTTCGGCTTCTTGTAAAGCGTTCCGTTCAGCTTTCCGGACCATACTCGGCTGACATCGTTTCGCATATTGCCTTCGTAACTGATCCAGCCGTTCCTCTGTTCTGATGTCGAGTAGCTGTCCTTCACATAGACATAGTGCTTACCATCTTTTACCTTGTAGCCTGTCGAGCAGACGAAGTGTGCAGAGCTTGTCCAGTGGACACCCTTGCTCCCGCCTTTTCTGCTGCCCATAAGGTAAATGGCTACCCTGTCACCCTTCTTGAGCTCCTTCCAGAGCGAGTCCATCGTCTGATGTTCTTTCACTTCGGTCAGTCCGTAGTGCTCCATCATCTTCGGGATCCCGCTGAAGTAGGTGCCGTTGCCGTGTGGCTCTGCGTACTGCTTGCAATAAGGCTGAATGGTCTTCGGTGTTTCCTTTGCGTACTTCTGCATCTCGATGATGCAGTTGCAGACCGCTACCTCACCGCATCCACAGTCTCTAATAAAATAGGGCGATTTCGGATAACCGAGTTTCGCCCATCTTGTGTCATACTGTTTGTAATTGGTTTTATTCATCCTCGTCACCGTCCTCGATATAGTCATCGACTATTATGTCGAGTCCGTCCTCGCCCGCTTTGAGTGCTCTCGTCAGCCCTGTGCCCTCTGCAGCCTCCGGAGTGTAGTCATTGTTGAACCAGGTCGCACACGCAACGATGATGAAGTTGAGGACAACAGATATTATCCTGTACGCCATATCGACCGTTGCATTATGGAACTGTGCGAAGTCCGTAGCCATCAGAGCCGTATTGAGGCAAGTTGCTACCACAAGCACCGTCCTGATCTTTGTGCCACTATTCATTTGGCTCCTCCTCGTGGAAGTAAGATTCTTTCTTCAGCGTGATGCCGTTCTCAGCCATCAGAACCGCACTGTGCTTTGGTACAGTTGACTTTGCCGCAACTGACAGAATTGCGTGATACTTTGCTTCTGCATCTGCACGGTTGTCAAATGCGTATGGAAGTATTGAGCCTGTTTCATTGATCTGGATTTCGAGTACAAAATACATAGTGAACCTCCGTTAAATGTAAAATAACATATATTCTGTGTCGGCTGGTATTTGATAAGTGGTTGAATATTGCGTAAACGTTACCGTATGAGTAGAAGCATTATATGATTTGGATGGACGGTGCATCATTGTCGAAAGAGCGTATGACCTGCTTTTATATCCGCATGACGCATCAGAACTACCATTGACAAAAAAGTAGCTACTAGATGCGGGTCGGGATGTTGACATACTATCTGCATACATCCCCCACCATGTCGGGTCGTTTTCAACTGAAAAAGTGACCTTTCCACTACTTGTTGAGGTTGCAACATTTGCAATCTTTATTGCGGCACTACCACTACCGCCAATAGTAACCGAATTTAGTATTCCCATTAATAAAGCCTCCAGTTTTATCATGTTATGTAGCATAAAACATAATTAGCGTTTGCGGGTATTTGATAATAAGCGTCATACCCCGAGAACCAAAACGTGCCATCCCCGTACCAATATTCTGTAAACTTATCATCCCATAAACTAACGGCTCCGTAATAACTAATGTAATAACAATTGGTACTTTGACCATAACTATAACCTTCGCCACTATCACTTAAATCTACCTCGCCATACGCCATCACAAGATGATACCTACTTGATTCTGTTGGACGAGTTGCGCTCTCAGCATACAATAAAAACCATGTCGGTATACCATCCACCGGAAAACCGATGTCCCCGAAACTGCCTGCTGTTGCTGTTGATGTTTTTATTTCTGCACTGCCACCGCCGCCACTAAGCACCATATTCTGTATCATCTCGCACCTCCTAACTCAGTATCACTACATTCACGCTGAT